CACCCAAGAAAATTTTTTTTGATGATTTTTTATATATTTGTATTGTAAATGTTAGATAAATTTAGTAAAAGAGAGCGTGAAATATATGATGAATTGGTTGAAACACTACCTAACAAAAGGAATTCTGCGGATCAAAAGTTATTGGAGGCTTTTGCTGTGGAAATGGCTACGTATGAAGAAGCTTGCACAAATCTTGCTTTCAGAAAGGTAACCACAAGAGGTACTGGAGGAGAAATGCCTTCGCCTTGGGTAGCAATAAGAAACCAAGCTATCAAAAACGCTCAAGGGATAGTTAAGCTTCTTGGAATAAGTGATTTGGCTAAATACGAAGCTCCCGTTGCTAAAGTAACCAAATTAGAACTACTAAAAAATGGCAAAAAGAAAATACAGAAAACTGGAACATAAGTCTGGGTACTTAGTACAGTGTAAAATCAAAAATAAGTGGGAGTCTTTAGATAAGCATGGTGAAGTATCTGAAGATGGAATATTTTGTAGATCCGAAAAATTAGCTGACGATTTAATAAAACGATTTGAACATCGCGACAACATACGCAAAGTCGATACTTCAAGGGAAGAAGAAGAGTTGCCAGTGGATACAGAAGGCAGCCCAGAGATATCTGAATGATTTAGAGCGCTCGGATATTTCCTTTGATGAGGATTTGTACGATCACGCTGTAAACTTTATAGAAGAACTTCCGCACACGGTAGGCACTTACGCTGGCAACAATTTTAAGCTAGAGCCTTGGCAGCATTTTGTTGTCGCAAATCTTTTTGGGTTTGTTAAGCCTGACGGATTGCGTAGATTCACTAGGGCGTATGTGGAAGTACCTCGTAAAAATGGAAAGTCAACTTTTAGCAATGCTATAATGCTATATGGTCTATTGGCCGATGGGGAAGAAACATCTCAAGTATATAGCGCAGCCACTAAGCTGGATCAAGCCATGATGGTTTTTTCTGAGGGCGCAAGGGTTTGCAAAAAGACAGATTGGCTGTCAGAAGCTGTACAAGTTTATAACTCAGTTAACAATAGACGTATTAATTATGGAGAGTCGGTGTACCGACCTCTAGAGTGGAATCCGGGTAAGCAAGACGGACTAAACACTCACATGGCTGTTATTGATGAGTATCATGCGCATCCAAATGATGAGTTGTATAATGTAATACGTAACTCTATGGGGGCTAGGAGTCAGCCATTGTTATTTGTAATTACAACTGCTGGATTCAATAGGGAATCAGCTTGCTATAGACATAGGCAATATTGCACTAAAGTTTTAGAGGGAGGAATTAATGATGATGCTTTATTTAGCGTGATCTACACGCTTGACCAAGGAGATGATTGGAAAGACCCAACTAACTGGGAGAAAGCCAACCCAAATTGGAAGGTTTCTGTAAATCCAAGACAGCTAGAAGAGGGATTACAAGAGGCATTGGAGTTGTCGCACAAGGAAGTTGAGTTTAAGACAAAATTGCTTAATGTTTGGACAGACACAGCCAACGTTTGGATTCCTGACGATAAGTGGATGGAATGCATAGACGAGGCAGAACCTACGGGTACGTGTTATGGGGGATTAGACCTTGCGACTACCGGTGACTTCTGCGCGCTAAGTTTATTTTGGCCAGAAAGCAAAATAATTAAGACTTGGTATTGGCTACCAGAGGACAATGTGAAACGTAGAAATGACCAGCAAGGTGACGCTATTAGAGATTGGGTAAGAGATGGATTTATAACAGCAACAGATGGAAATGTAACAGATTATGATTTTATACGAGCCAAGATATTAGAATTGGCTGAAAAGTATGAATTAAAAGAAATTGCATATGACCGATGGAATGCAACACAAATAGTGAATGATTTAGTTAGCGACAACATAACGATGTATCCATTTGGTCAAGGTTTTGGAAGTATGTCTGCCCCAACAAAGGAATTAGAGAGAAGGGTAAATAAAATAGACATATTCCATGATGGCAACCCAGTTACTAGATGGATGATGGGAAATGTCATGCTAAAGCGTGACCCTAGTGATAATATAAAAATAGACAAGGCAAAGTCAGGTGATAAGGTCGATGGCCCGGTAAGTATAGTTATGGCCTTGGGTACGTATCTTCAAGAGGCTCAATCGGAGCAGTCTGAAGATTTTTGGTTCTTAAGTATATGAAAGGAATGCCACTATATAACCACGACGATTTCATAAGGGCTTATTATAATGCCTTACCATTTCATGATAAGTACGAAGATGCTTATTGGTATTGTGAAGAAATGTATAAAAAAAGATACGGTTCGTATAAATATTCTAGCTACGGAGTCTTTAGGGCTACGCTTTCTAGATGGGTAAAATGTAACACCATATAAATTAACTTAAATTAATATTGCATCGATGGGTATTCTATCAAACCTTTTTAAAACAAACAAAAGATCAAGCTTAAGCGCTCCTAGTGATTGGCTAATTAAAAGCTTATCGTCGCTTTTTGGTCAACAGACCACTAGCGGACAGAGCGTAAATGCTGAATCGGCTATGTCTATAGCTTCGGTTCATGCTTGTGTTCGAGTTATATCTGATGGAGTTGCCGGTTTAGACCTAAAATTATATTATGAGGATGAGGATAACCGCAAGCAAGTCTATAGTCATTATAGCAATGTTGTTTGTAACGAGCCTAATAGCTACCAAACAAAGTTCGATTTCTTTAAGTGGATGGTTAGTCAGCTTGTGTTACAAGGCAATGCTTATGCTTTTATCAATCGCGATAGTAGGTTTATACCTACCGAGATGCATCCTATACAGACGAATAATGTCACGCCTTACATGGTAGATGGCGAATTGTTTTATAAGGTACAACAAGAAGGATTCCCTAATTTGGTTTCTGCTGTAGATATGTTACATTTTAAAGGACTATCTATGGAGAATGTTTTAAAGGGCAAATCGCCAATTCAAGTTCATGCTGAAACACTGGGTATTGATTTAGCAGCAATAAAGAGCAGCGCTGCTGTCTACAAAAATGGAACATTGAAGTTTTTGTTGAAATCTGCTGGTAAAATTGACGAAGCTCAAGCTAATCCATTAAGACAATCATTAGATGATGTTATTGATGGAAATAGAAGATCTACTGTACTTCCAAGCGGGGTTGAGATGGAAAAACTAAGCTTATCTCCTCAAGAAGCTCAATATTTAGAGTCAAGATCATTTAGTGCTGAAGAGATTGCGCGTATTTTTGGTGTTCCAGCATCAATGATTGGGGCAAAAGACGGAATTAAATCATCTGTAGAGCAAGATTATCAAGATTTCTATGCTCGTACACTTATGGCTTATTGTAAGAATATAGAGCAAGAATTGCACAGAAAACTACTACAAGAGATAGATAAGCCTTATTACTATTATAAATTTAACTTTAATAGCCTATTGAGGGCCAGCGCCAATGATCGCGCAGATTTTTATAATAAAGGAATCAGAGGCGGTTGGCTCTCTCCTAACGAAGCTAGAGCGTTTGAAGATGCTAATGGTTTTGATGGTGGAGATAAGTATTACGCTGAAGGTAATTTAATACCTCAAGAGCAATTTGGTGAGTTTATGGATGCGAAGATTGCGCATTTAATGAGTCAGGTAAATAAAATTAACAATCCACATGGAAATAATTAAAAGAGCGATAGGGCAAATTAACTACAGATCCGAAGGCGAAGGGATGCCTGAGGAGTTTGGTGGTATTGCTGCTGTTGTAAATTCCACTACGGACTTGCGTTTTTTCGAGGAGCGCATCGAACCGGGTGCATTTGAAAATGTATTAGAAGATGATGTACGAGTATTATTCAACCACGATGCAGATGCCATCTTGGGAAGAACAAAGTCAAACACAGCTCGTGTATGGGTTAACGGAGATGGCAACCTCGAATACACTTGGAAGCCAGACTACGAAAATCCATTACACAAGCAAGTAGCAAGAAGCATTATGCGTGGGGATATCACGCAGAGTAGCTTTGCTTTTACTATTGAGGATTACACTTGGGAGAAAAGCGATAAGTACGGAGATAATTCTACTCACGTTATTCGTAAGATAAAAGAATTAATGGATGTATCTCCGGTAACATATCCAGCTTATCAAGATACTATCTCAGAGGCTAGAAGCATTTTAAGAACTAAGCCAGATAGTTACACAGATTATCCTGAGGCCGCATCTAACAACGCTCAAAGAGCTTTAGATTGGGCTGAAGAGAATGGCTGGGGAGATTGCGGAACAGATGTAGGCAAACAGAGAGCTAGGCAATTAGCAAATAAAGAGCCATTATCAAGAGATACTATTGCTAGAATGTCTGCATTTAAGCGCCATCAGCAAAACAAAGATGTACCTTACGACGAAGGTTGTGGGGGGCTTATGTGGGATGCATGGGGTGGAGATGCCGGTATTGAATGGGCTGCACGTAAATTAAAAGAAATTGACGGAGTAAAAGAAGAGAAGAGTAACGATCACGAACTAATAAACATAGTTAAAACCAAATATAAATAAACCATGAAAATTAAAGCCTTACATGAGGAAAAAGGCCGTTTGATTGATGAATTGAACGCCCTACAAAACAGCATCAACACTGAAGAGCGTTCGATGACTGAAGACGAAAAAAAGCGTTTCAACGATATCGATGCTCGTTTAGAGTCTATCGGTTCTGAAGTTGAAACTTTAGAGAAATTGCAAAAGCGTGCTGCTGAAAAAGCTGCTGCTGCTCCGGTTTTCGGTGCTGCTTCTACTAGCGAGAAGAAAGAGCGTAGCGAAATGGCATCTAAGTACAGCTTCAAGCGTGCGGTTGAGCAAGCTGCTAGCGGAAGACGCGATGGCGTTGAGTACGAAATGCACAGAGAGGCTGCTGAAGAGTTCCAGCGTGCTGGTGTATCTGTAAGCGCTCACAGCTTATTGATTCCTTCTGACGCATTCAAGCGTGACATGACCGCAACTGGTGGAACTAACGGTTCTGAAGGTGGTGTAAACGTAGCTACTGAAGTTGGAAGCATCATTGACGTATTGTTGCCAAACACTGTTTTAGATGGTCTTGGAGTAACTCGTTTTGATAACCTTACTGGAAATCTTGACCTTCCAAAGGCTAGCACTCAGCCAGCTGCTGGATGGAACACTGAGAACGGAACTGCTACTGAGAAAAGCCCAGCTTTCTCTAAAGTGACTTTTTCTCCAAAGCGTTTGGCTTCTTACATCCAAGTTTCTAACCAGTTACTTAATCAGTCTTCTAATAGCATCGATGCTTACGTTCGTAACTATCTTGCTCAATCTATGGCTCAAGAGTTGGAAAAAGCTGCGATCAAAGGTGGTGGAACTAACGAGCCGGTTGGTATCATTGGTAACTC